GTAGGTTGTATCTGGGGTGTCTAGGTTTCCACTGCCCAGAATAGAGTTTCCATTTATTGTTTTGATACTTGTTCCACTTACAAGAGTATCTTGCTTCGCATCAACTGCTGTTTTAACTGCTTTTTGAGATGGATAATAAGTATCAGAGTTATCAGCTAGACTTGTTTTTTTGTTGGTAGCATTTTCAGGAGTAAAACCGAGAGCATCTTGTTTGCCACTCCATGTTGTTCTTAAGTTTGTGCTATCAGTTAAATCTTTTATGTCAAAATCTATGGCAGAGTATGTTGTGTCATTATCATCAGCTATAACAAACTTGTCTGTGCTCCATTTCAAGACTTTTCCATCTGTTATTCCTGCTATGGAGTCTACATCTGATAAATCAGCAATGCTTTCTCCTGTTATGTCGTCTAGTTTATCATTCCAAGCAGTCTTTTCAGCAGAAGAAACTAGCTTGTTGTTAGTTCCTTCAACCATATTATCCATATCAAAAGCATCACCAGCGATACCTGTTGGGTCGTAAACTGAAGCCAACATATCACCAGAACCTTCACCATCTAATCCCTTTTGAGCAATTAAAGCCCAGTAAGTAGTGTTTGTTGGTAGATTTCCTGTGCTTTCTAAAATACACCTGTAAGAAGAGCCGTTGTAAAACAAAGCGTCATCAACACTGTAGGTTGTTGCTCCGCTGTATTCTTCGTTTCTCCAATTCAATCCTCTTTCGCCATTGTCTCCTTTTTCACCTTTATATTTTTTCCAAAGACCAGTGAAATCACTAGCCTGTGGGGTTGGTATCTCTGTTGTTGTGTTTTTAATTGCTATGTAATCAAGGGCAGAATTAAATGTTGTTGTAAAGCCTGCCCCAGAATCATCTGAGGCGTAGGCTATATATAAATACGCATTAACCCCATCTTCACCATCTTCACCATTAACAACATCAAAGGTCGTGATTGTTTCGTCTGTAAATGTAATCGTGTAAGTATCCGTGAGTCCGGATGTCCCAGTTTTAACTATGTTGTCTATTCCATTTCCGGTATCACCTGGATCCCCCTTTTCACCTTCTGGTATTGTAAAGTTAAATATAGCGTTCGACTCTGTTCCCACATTTGTAACACTAGCAGAAGTTCCCGGTGCCCCCGTGGTTGTTGTTCCCGCGTTAACACTGGCACTATCTCCTGTGTCCCCCTTTTCACCTTTATATTTTTTCCACAATCCAGCAAAATCAGCTGCTACCGGTGCTGGTATTTGTACTGTGGTATTTTTAATAGCAATATAATCAAGTGCTGAATTAAAAACGTTTGAAAAATCTGTTCCATTATCATCAGACGCATATGCAATATAAACATAAGCATCTGTACCTGAAGTTCCTGAGTCTATCCACGATTCTAAATCTTCATTCCATACCCATACTGTATTTGTACTACCAACAACCGCAAAATACCCCGGTGCTCCGACTGGGTAAGCTGCTGTTAATGCTTCTGGTGTTGCAAAAAAACCTAAGTTATTTGCATCCCCCAGCATGTTTGCTAAATATCCTGCCATACAATTATATTTTTTTTCTTATTAAAATTTTCTTTTGTAATTCAACAAACATTTTAGGAATTTCATTAAGTATTTCTGTGTGGGCTGATATATTTTTATCGCTTAAAGATAATATCTCTTTTGTTTTATTGTTTATCAATTCGGTAGATTTTTCTATCTCTTTTAGATTTGATGAATTTACATTTTTGACGTGTTCGACCACTTCTCTAAGTAACCCTGTTTTATCAAACAAATTACTGTGAACTTCTTTAAGAAATTCAATATCTTTTTTGATTTCATTTTTTTCTTTGCTAAGAAGAACCAACTCTTTTTCCATAGCGGTTATTCCTGTCTCTAATTTAGTTTTCTTTGTTTCTAATTCTGGAATTTTTACATCAACAATCTCCATGTATAATTTTTCTGTATTATCTAATTCAGCTAATCTTCCGATTGATTGTTGAATCTTATTGTCTAATTCTGTCGCAGAAACAGCGAGTTCTTTTACCTTCTCTTCTGTTTTATTTTTTTCAAGTTTTAAATTAGCAATGTCCACAAGAAGAGCATCCCTTTGAATACTCCAATTGCTGAGTTGCTCTTTTTGTTCGGGTGTAAGTTTTTCCATTTTTTTATTTTAGTACCTAAATGAATAATGACATGTTCCTTTGAAAGCTGAACCAGCTGACATTGTTATATTGAATGCTTCCCCTGGTTTACATTTAAATCTTGGTTCTCCATCCATCCCAGGTTCATCTTGTAACGTTAAACCTTGTCCAGCGTCCAAATCAAAAGCTGCAAGAACCCTGTCGCCTGCTTTGATTGTGATTGTTCCACTTACATCTAGATCTCCCATTAATTCATGAACATAAATCCAAGCATCTGTTTGTGCTGGAATTATTGCAGTGGTTGTCCCTGCTCCAGCAACTACTGGTATAGATATTTTTTCTGTGTGTACGTTTTGTAACATTTTATTTTAATTAATTAATTAATAATATTAAACAATAGTTGTTTATCTTATGGGAGGACCGAATTAATCAGTCCCCCGAAAGATAAACTATAGATTTTTACCATAAGTATCAGTTTTTCTATGACATTCTGCACACAGAGTCACTATATTATTCTTATCGAACCGAAGTTCTTTATGAATAGCGAATGATTTAATGTGATGAATTTGTAAAATAACTCGATCCTTTGGTTTTCTTTTTCTTCCACAGTTTTTACAAGTGTAGTCATCTCTTTTGAAAACTTCATTTCTGAGAGTTTTCATTTCTGGAGAATGTCTAATTTTTTGGTGTTCAGAGGTAACACCTCCTTTCCAATTATTATTTTTTTTCTCCAGCATTATAAAGAAGTTTTTTTCCTTTAGTCCAAGGGATATTACCTTTTTTAAATTCTGTAGATGGTGATAATCGTTGACCTTTTTTGATGTGTGTTCTACCTGTATTACAACACCTCCCAAGTAAAACTTTACTTAAATGTAATTTTTCCTTTTCTGTTCGAGGTATCCCCTTATTCCAAGAAGATCTACCTATGTTAATACAAGAACGAGAACAATATCTTACAGATAACCAACTTTTTTTACTTATATTTTTACCTTTTTTAAATTCCTTATGACAAGTAGCACATTTTTTTACATTTTCCATAATATATTAACTATATCATATTTTATGTAGTTGTACTACTTGACATTAAAGAATTATGTATTAGACTGTCTGCCCGTCACCACAGCTCCACATCCAACCACGAAGGTCTGATGCACCCATTACTGCAAGAGAGTTAAAGTTGATTACCAAATCTTGGTTACCAAGTGCGTCGATAACTGCTGGCTCTGATCTGGTTGGAAGAGCTTCTATGTATTTAAATCCATAGTCTTCGTTAACCATTGCTGAGTCAAACATTCCCCACATTAGACCTGTAAATCCTAGATTTTCATAAGGAGATACAGCTACAATTTTAAATGTATCTGTTGCAGGTGCGTTATTGAACAAATTAGTTTGCTGAGGGGCTAGACCCTTTTCAATTGTTGATTTGATAGTTGTAGCATATTGTTCTGTTTGAGAACCTTTTCTACAAATAAGAGTATCAAGAGTTGACATAAGAGGGTTACCTCGTCCATCTTTCTTCAAAGCATGGATTCTACGAGCAGCTAACAATGCTGAATAACTGAATGCAGGTGATGGTGTTGCACCATCAGTAACAACGTTTGTCCATGTTGGACCTCCATCTTCACGAGGGTGAATTGCAGACCAGAATTCAACAGCATCGGCCCCGAGTGTTGAAATAGGTGTGTTTACACCAACGTTATTGATAGGTTTCCAAGTGAATGAAGTTGAGTGACCATTTGCAAGCAATGATTGAGCAAGATAGTTCTTTGCATGTTCAATTGAGTTTTTACCATCAAGAACTTTTGATTTGATAGATGCTTTAATCTTTGCTGCTGCTCCTTCAAACATGAAGAAGTTTGTTTGGAAAGAAAGACGTACTTTCTTTGTAAAGTGCATTTGTACGTAGTTCTTTGAGAAACCTTGGATAGGGGCATCAGATGAACCAATACCTCCGTCAGGAATGATTTCTCCCATTCCTAGACCTGTAATCCCTGTATCTGAATAAATACGTTCTGCGTTTGGAACCTTGTACATATAGTCAAGGTATTCTGACTTAACTGTTGGTGATGTCTTTGGTGAAATGTACTTAAGTACATTGTTGACTATCACTAAATAATCGTTAATTGTTCCTTTCATATTTTTATAAAATTTAAATTATTAATAATAAGTGATAAGTCTATTTTACGAACTTAACAAGAATTTTCTTGTCAGCTGCGGCTCCATAAACATCGACCTGTTCAACGATACCACCGGCATCAGTTGTACCTGTGTTGTTAACATGAGTAGAGTCTGTCAAAACCATCAATTGACCGTTATGAGCGGCATTTGAGTTATTTGTTGAGTCTACCAAAAATACGTCATTATCAAATGTTTCGATAACAAGTACTTGTGTCAAAGCATCGCCTGCTGCAATGTCTTGATTTGCAACACCTATCACTTCCTTCTTTGTAGTAGCAGCTGTTGCTGATACTGCTAATCCTCCGTTATAAGCTAAAAGCTCATTCTTAACGATTGCAGTAGCACCATCCTTGTTTACTAAACGAAGTGATCGTGTTGGATTTTTGATTATTGATTGAATAAATCCAGCCATTTTGAATGAATGTGGATATTCTAATCAGATAGTAGTTCCAGAGCTTCGGCTTCAGTTTTACCTGTAGCCATTATCTCTTCAACTGATTTTTGCATTTCAGGAGATAGTCCTGGCTTTGCAATTGTTCCACCTGGGAACTGCATAGCATTTACTTTCTCTTGAACATTTGCAGATTTAAGAACCCTTTCTTGGATAGTTTCAGATGGTCTAAACATATTTTCATAAGCCATCTCTAATGTTGCCAAGAAGTCCTTACCTGATTTGTTTTGCCAGATATAATTCTGGTCAACAAAATCAAAGAATACTTCTCTAACATCAGGATCAGACATTTCTTTGTGTCTGTTGATGAAATTATCAATATTTGTTTTGACCTCTATAGCTTGAAGTTTTTGTTGAACTATAGATTCAACATCCTCCTTCGTAGCCCCACCAAGTTCCTTTAATCTTTCTTTATCAGCCTCTATTGTTGGATCTTCATATCCGTTAGGATCTCCAGCATTGTTATTAAGTGGGTTTGTAATATTACCATTTGGATTTAATAAGCTCATCTCCTTTCGGGTTTGCTTAATTTCCTCTGATAATTTTGCTTTTTGCTCTGGGGTGATTGCGGCTTTCCTCTTTTCTATCAAATCCATTAATTCGACTCGTTTTTCGTAGGCCTCATCGGACTCGAACTTAGTCTTACTTGGAATAGGTAGTTTAAATTCATACTTACTATCACCTTCCTTAGCTTCAGCAGGAGGGTTACTGGGTTCCTCCACCTTTGGCTCTGTTGGGGTTTCGCCCTCTGGAGTCTCAGGCTTGTCTTCATTTTTTGTCTGAAGAACTTCACCAGCTTGTACAGATGAGATAGATTTTTCGAGTTCTTGATCAAGAATCTCTTCATCTAACTCTTCTTGTGTTTTTGTGTTTTCTGGGTCCATATAGTTTTCATCCCGTAACGTGGGAGCACCGAACTATGTTTTAATTGTATAATGGAAAAAAATAAAATGCAAATTATCTGTCTTTATATTCTATAAATGGGACAATCTTTTTTAGTTTTTCCTTCAATGTCTCTAGATTAACAGACCCTTCTCCTATAAACGAGATCGCGTGCTTCTGAAAATCTCCTTCGACCGACTCATTTTCTATTCCTACAGAAGAAGAATATTTTAGAGGGACTATTACTAGATATACTTCTTTATTGAGTGTCTTATAAAACAAAATATTATCTTTTGGATTAAATATCTTATTAAACACTTCAATCATGTCCTCTCTTTCTACTGGTGTTCCACATACCTTTTCAAAATATTGCGGGGCTTTACCACCATAGAAATAGTCTTTTTCTTCTACTTCCTCACCTAGAACATTTTTAAATACTAATTTAGACTCATCTTTTTTTGTTTTTGTAACTTTTTCTGCTTTTTCTACTTTTTCAGGAGTTTCTACTCCTTCTTTTTTTTCATCTGCCATATAACTACTCATAGTTAACCTACTATGGGAGGTTTGTTATAATAATATTATTTTGGCTCGACACCAATATTTAAATTACTGTATGACTTATAAAACAACTTTGAAAAATCCTTCATTTCTGGTGTAATCTTTTTCAGAGTGTCTTGTATCATTTCATCTGTTATTTCGACAACCTTTGTGTCTTTTTTAACGCTAGCAATTTTATAGATTTCTTCTATAAGAGCAAACTCAAGAGGATAAGGGTGAACATAGTTAAGTCTTATTTCTTCACCAGACTTTATGTCTCTATCCGCTTTTGCCACTATTTGCCTTGCTACCTCGCAAACATTTATCTTTTTAGAATCAACAAAAGTAGGCTCTAAAGTATTCATGTTTACTTGATTTACAAGAAAACTGATCATTTCTTCTGATGATATTTCAAATTCATCTCCATTTGGAGTTATGAATTTCATCATCTTCTTTTCCTTTGCATCGTCGGAATAGTTTACCTGTATGGTATATTTATCTCTTTTTAATTCTACAGCTTTCATTTAATTAATTCCTTCTTTTTTTATTTTTTCTACGGCTAAAACAAAACGTTGTATTAAATTTGCCTCTATTTCTAAGGTCAAAGCGTTTAATACTGTCTTGTATTCCGTATCAGCAATAATGGTACTAAGTTTGGTCCTCTCGTTCTTTAAAATTTCTATAGCTCCGTTAACATTGTCACACGTTGCAAATGAGACCATGCTTTGTTTTGCTAATTGATTATCCATACTTTTACCTGTGCTTAAAATTTAATCTAATAATTTTTCGACCTTATTTACCCCGGGAAAAATCCACTTGCATTTGCTGCTCTCCCAACTGATGCGTCCACTGCACTCCCCATTGGTGATTGTGGCCTTGGTAACTCTTCAGGATTTTGTGGTTGTAGTGGTTCAGCACCATCCTTTGTCATCTTTTGTCCAGAATTTGTTCCTTGTCCCATGTCAGGACTACCTCCAGCCATTGTCTGAAGTTCTGTATTCATTGCATCCATAGCCATTTGTTTCTCTTGCATCTCTCTTTGAACACCAGATGGCTGTTTGTTTAGAATTGCGTCATAGTCATTTTTACTTACAAAATCAAATATGTCTAATTTTTGGACATCAAGCATTTTCTCAAGAGCCATAAGTTGAGAAGCTGCTGCCTCTGGATCGGTATTTCTAAGAGAATAAATAACTGTTATTTGATTTGTGATTAATGGGAATATTGCCATAAATGTTTGTTTTTGAATTTCAATAGATGGGAGCAACATTGAGTCTGGATCAATTATAAACTCAACATAATCAGATTTATGTCCATTCCTATCAAGTTCCTCAAATAGATTTCTGGCAGATATTGTTCTTGTATCAACATTCTCCATTAAATCTCCTTCTCTTGTAAAGTCGTAATTTAATCGTAGATTTTTAGATGCTGCGACAGCGTATCCTTTTAAATCGTAATTATCATCAACAATTGCTTGTGACTCAACAAAGTAATCAGGATTTTGTCTTGCAAATTCAGCTAATTGCTCGTCAGAGTCAATCATAAATATTTTATCAACAGGATATATCTGTTCGATCCAAGAAACTGTAATATGTGCATCTTTCTCAAGACCAGTAACGATAGAGTTTTTTGGTGGTGTAAGTCTCTGATATGCAGCTTCCTTAAGAATAACAGTAGACCCTAGCGTGCTTTCTGAGTTTTGTCCAGCAACGATATTGTTGATACCTGTATTTTGTTCTATGTTTTCTTTCTGTTTATCTGCAAATTGAACACCTCCTGCAATGTTACCATTTGTTTTTACAGATGTAATATCCACCCCCGGATGTTTAGGGTTAATTATATTTGGACCTCTTCTGTACGTCCCAGTTCCATTTTGAACTTGAGCTCCAAATAGTAATGGAAATATTTCAGCTTCAACTTCTTGTGCATTTAGAGAATTCAAATATGTATACAAAGCGGTATTACCTCTCATCATTTCATATAGTCCAACACCATGTGGATCATTTGGATTACCAACGAAACATCTAGCTGTTATAACTGATCCATGACTACCATCATTTGGAAGTTCTCCGTCGTATAATACAAGATCACCACAAGCAACTATATACCTGTTTAATAATTCGTTTTCATAATATCCAATAGTAACGTGAGTTTGTGCCTTTTCATTATTTTCCTCTTTTGCTTCATCTGTAACAGTTATGCAATATTCTAAAAGTTTTTTATTTTTCTCTCCGTCTGGAAACATGGCATAAAACTCGTCTTTCATCATATCTTTTTCATAATAGACTTCTCCCCATGACCAATAGTCCCCATGGTTAAAACCAGCACCTAGCCAGGTCCTTTCAGGGTCCATTGGTTCTCTATAAATATCATCAAAAAGTATTTTTGTTGTACCCTTTCGTGGAACCTGGACTCGTCTTGGATATATTCTCCAAGCTCCCCATCCATATGTAAGCAAATTCTGGTAGACAATCATTAAGGTATTAGCACCATTTCCACCAACCATAGACCATGT